ACATTACTTGAGGTCGCCGCGCCGAAGCTCGCGATGGATGCGATGTTCGTGAGGCCGTTTGCAAGCACGCCGATGTCTTGCACTGCGCCATCGCTGCTGCGGTACGCTTGAAGAATGGGTCCGGTGTGGCCTGCGCGTAGGGACCCACCCAGCCAAACAGCGAGCACGACGGTCTCGCCAGTCAGCGTGTCGAGCAGTCGCGGGCCGGGCTTGGCCTGCTGCGCCGCCGCGACGTCCTGGAGAAATCTCTGCTGGGCGCTGAGGCGGCGACGCATGTCCTACGCTCCAGAACAGTGGACCTTCTGCGACGCGGTGGCTGAGATGCAGCGGATGAGGTTTGTGTTGGAGACCGGGCACGGCACCATTTGCCCTGGCTTGAGCCGGAACCCGTTGCCCGAGGTGGTGCCCGTCGCGTAGCGAAACCAGACCGAATCGACATTGTCGTCGTCCGCCTTGAGCACTGCGCCCACACTCACCGCGTTCGATGCGAGCGTGACCTCAGTCGTGCCCACGGTGGTCTGAAAGCCGAAGCCCACGCTCGGAAGCGCTGGTAAGGAGGCAAGGTCGACATCGCCGATGTTGTTGGTGCCAGGCTGAAGCACGGCCTTCATGCTGCCGCTTGCGACCGCGCCTGATATGTTTTGGAGGTAAATACTGGCAGTTCCTGCAATGTTCGTCTGCACTTCATTGGCTACCGCGACCGATAGCGACTCCATCATGGTCAGCGGCCCGAGCGTCGCTGGCAGTTGAGCACTGCTCACCGGCACGACCTGGTCACTGGCGAGCGCGACGCCTAGCGAAGTCGTCTTGAGCTTTTGGCCGACGGACGTTGGCAGTTGCGCAAGTGTGCCGACGTCGACCGTGCCGATGTTTACACCGGAATTCGCGCCAAGCTTGCCAATGCTGTTCGTGCCAGCGGGGAGCGGCGGCAGACTCGCGACGTCCACGTCTCCAATGTTCATATTGCCCGCTGGAAGCGACGTCCCGATGACAACCGGCACGGTGTTTCCGACCGTCACTATGCCGCTCACCGGCAACGGATTGCCACCGTTGCCTATGACCATCAGCGGAGTGCCACCATCCGTTACCGTCAGTGAAGACTGATCGCTGGCGATGGTTACGCCGAGAGACGTCGCCTTGGTCTTTTGACCGAGGGTGGACGGCAGTTGCAACGCAGTTGACACGTCCACGGTGCCAATATTGACCCCGACATTGGCCGCCAGCTTCCCGATGGCGTTGGTGCCGGCCTGCAACACCGCCTTCATGTTGCCGGTTGCAATAGCACTAGCCAGCGTGGCTAGGTTCGCTGTCGGCGTGGCTGCAAGGTCGACTGCGACACGCGCAGCCGTGACCGCGCTCGCGAGCGTCGCGAGAAAGCCCTTGCTCTCTGCGATGTCACTTGCGGACGTGTCGGACAAGCCGCCGCCACCCGAGGACTGCGTTGCGAAGAGGTTGTCGAGAAAACTCATATCGTACCGTTCTGTGGTTACGTCACAACGAACTGGATCTCTTTGGTGGCGCTGCCGTTGTTGAAGTAGAGCTTGCCGGCCGAGAACCAAAAGTCGCCGGGCTGCGGCGTGGTCGGCGGGGCTTGCGGGATGAACCTGATCGCGGCGCCTGTGCCGCCGCTGGCGTCGACGAGTAGAGCTGCGCCGTGGCCGGAGCCGTTGTGCATGGCAGCTAAGCCATAACTGCCCGACGAGGAACCGGCCGTGACGCCGCGGGCGCCCACTCCATTGCCACCTCCAGTAAATACGCCACCGGTCCCACTCGATGCGCCACCCGTGGCGGTGACGCCGTTGCCTGCTCCCACCCCGGTGGCGACTACGCCTGCGCCACTCGAACCACCCACGGCTTTCACCCCACTGCCCGAGCCGTTGCCGATGAAGTCGCCGCCCGCTTGGTTCGTGCCACCAAGACCGGCAACGCCGGGTCCGGAGCCAGCTGACGCGTCGCCATAGATTGCGGCTCCGGACCCGTTGCCGACGCCGAGCACGCCGCGGCCGTTGCCCGTTCCGACCCCTTTGACGCCAATACCGTTCGTGGCGCCGCCTGTGCCCTCAACGCCGACCGAGCTGCTCGACCCGCCGGTCGCATCAATCCCTGCGGCGCCAGCACCGCCTTGTGCGACGAGCGCAACGCCGGCGCTACCGCCGGTCGCATTCACGCCGGCCCCGCCCGTCCCACCTTTGGCAACGATGCCGAAGCCAGCGCTCGAACCGCCCGTAGCGGTCACGCCTTCGCCGCTACCCGATCCTTGAAAGACGCCCCCATCGGCGTTGCCTGATCCACCTGTCCCCACCACGCCGGCTGCGCTCGCACCGCCGGTTGCCTGAACTCCGTAGCCAGAGCCGCCGGCACCGCCCTGAGCGACGACGCCCTTGCCGCTCGACGAGCCACCGGTACCGACGACGCCCGAGCCGCTGCCTGTCCCTTGGCCCTGTACGCCCGCGCCATTGGTCACGCCGCCGGTGCCCTGGATGCCTGGCCCCGAAGTCCCTCCCCCGGTCCCGGCGACAGCGGCCCCGACGCCGCTACCTGTCGCGGTCAAACCGAGGATGAATTTCTGTATGATCGTAAAGGTGTTGGTGACGTCCTTGCGCGCGCCATGGACATTCAAGTTTTTCGTGCGGTTGGCAAGAACTTGCACGAACGCGGCCATAAACTCGGCGAGCAAGGAGTGCGAGTCGGTGCCGTCAGGAACCGTCACGGTGGCGGTGAACTCGTCGACCTCGGTGATGTTGTGCGCCATGATGTTTTTTCTCAGTCGTCGACGGCGATCGCTGTCGTTAGCCCCGGGGTGTTGATCATGCCGGCTTGATCGATGCTGCCGCCGCCTGGTTGATCGATGATCTCCGCGCCCGGCAGTCGCAGCACGACGTAGCCAAGGCAGTGGGCCGCATTCCATTCACGCGGAACGCTCTTGATGTCCGTGATCTGATCGGCTGTCGGCGCCGTGCCGAAAATGTCCGTTTCGAAAAACAGCCACCATCGCGCCCATTTAGTGGTCAAAGCGTCGGGTGACCACACGATGTCGTCACGCACCACCCTGCCGTGGACGTCCATCGAGTAGCGACGGCCCGACTGGTACACGAGCGTGATCGGGAAATTGCCGGGCGCGTAGTACGCATACAGTTGGGCGAGCAGCGCATAGGGTCCGCCGCGCCGGCGATGATCGAGCCGCCAGCGCGTCAACCGCGGCGCATACGTCTCATCGGTTTCGGAGAGCCCACGCCGGATGCGACGCTCGCGGCCCAAGAGCGGCAGCGACTCGAACGAATACATTCCCGGAAACCGCTGCTTGACGCCCGCGGCAAGGGCGTCGCCGAACGCGTCGATCTGGATCCCGAGCGCGTACAGGATCCGCTCGGCAAGCCCGTTCTGCAGCCATGGGGGGCTGAGCTTGCGGAGGCTATCGCGGTAGGTGAGGAGCGTTTCCATCGGCTAGCCTCCAAACCCTTCCGGCGGCGCGGACTGGTGGATCGCAATGCACACGGGCGTGCCGAGCACCGGCACTTCGGTGATCGCGAGCGTCACGTCGGACGCGGGGACTGTCAGGGCGACGTGAAAGATCTGCGGGAACGTGCCGGCGATCACGGCGCGGATCGCATCGACGAACACCTTACCGCCGGCGGGAGAAATCACGTTGCCGCCGATGGGTTGGCCCGCCATAAACTCGCCGAGCCCCGTCGCGATCAGCGCTTGCACCTCGCTCGAACTCCGTCCCGACGTGTTGTACATCCATAGCTCATACGTGGGCGCGATGGTCACGGGCGTTGCGCTCAGCGTGTGCGCCGTCACGCTAAGCGGGGCTGCGAGTTGCTGGATCGCTTCGTCGGCGATGCCAAGATCGGTCGCCAGGTCGCCAACGGTGCCGGTGACGCCGCCCGATGCCGTCGCGAGGTATGTGTAGACGTTGCCGGAGCCGTCCTTGACGTTGCGAAACCGCGTGATCCCAAGGTTGGTGCCATCGGCGTACGTCGCGTTGCGCACAGCTGACGCGTAGGCATCCCAGGGGCCAAATGGCGACAGCGCGCCAAGCGTTTCCGAGCACCGCGCGCGCAGTGATGGGTCCTCCTCGGCATCGCGACCGAGTACAGACAGCGCATTGCTGCACGTGACACCGAGTAGCGGCGTGGTCATCGTGTCGATCGCACCAGGCGCGCTCGAGCTCGCCGATCCCTGCTCGCTTGCCTGAATGTCGAGCGTCACCGTGCCGAGCGCGTCAAGCGTGAAGGCCTCGGTGTTGCGGTACGTCTTACCCGTCGCCGAGTTGGCAAAGATCAGGTCGTCCGGGTCGCCCGAGTAAACCCCGCCACCCCCGTTGGTGAGCGTGACCTGGCCCGTCGCGAACGTGGCAAGGATTCGGTCTACGCCATACCCGTAGTGCGCGACGATGGTTAGCCACTCGCGCTTCGAAAGCTCGAGGAAACCGGCCCGTGCGATCTTGGACTGCAGCTCGCTGAACGCAGACAGCACGATCGACACGGCGGCAATCATCGTGCGTACGACCGCGCCCGACTTCCATGACGTCGTGCTAACGCCGAGCACGCTGAAAACTTGGTAGATCGAGGCCTCGACCTCGGTGCGGGTCACCGGGGTCGTGAGGTCCTCGAGCGAAAACGTCGGGGCGGCCATTAGCGGATCACCTCGATGGCCACAGTGGTGTCAGTGAGCGCGAACGTGAAACTGAATGTGTTGTTGTCGACGTCGGCGGGGGTTACCTCGATCGACACGCTCAGCGTCGAGTTCTGTAGGGTGAACGAGGCCGACACTTTCGCGTCTAGCACGCGATCGTCCTTGCGCACCTCGCTCCGAGCCTGGCCGGTCACGGCCCGCAGCTCCGCGAGCGTCACGCCGCGGTTGAGCAGCCCGCGCAGATCGAAGCCGTAGTCAGGATCGTCGGGCAATGCGCCGCGCGGCGTGATGAGGCGACGGATCAGCGCCTCGGCGATCGCTTGATTGGACATACAGTCGACTTCGGGCAGGTCCTCGGCCAGGTCCGTGACGCAGCTCAGGTCGACGCCGTAGCCAAGCGGTGCAACGGGGGTGTCGACCACTGGCGCGAGGGTCGCGAGCTGCTCGGCGATCGAGGTTTGGACGAGCGCGTTCATGTGGCGAACACCAGTTGCACAGACGCCCACGCCGGGGCCGAGGTTGTTGCAAGGATCAGCGCGTTGGCGTGACCGCCAACACCGGGCAGTGAGCCGTTGATCGCGGACTGCAGCTCGACGCCGATGTCACCCGACGGGCCGTCGAACACGTACACGGACACAGTGGCGCTCGGAATCGCGAGCGACGCGTTGGCAAGCAGGTCCCCGAGTTGCCCGCTAAGAAGACTGATCTGCGCCGCGATGGCGCCGACCTGCAGCGTGACGACGGGGCCGCCAATTGCGGCCTGCAGGCTCGCCACGGTGGCAAGCGCGGCCGTGATCGTCGCGCCGAGCGCCGGCGGAGCGACCGTGATCGCCCCGAGCACGTTGCCGAGGCCCGTGAGCTGCGCTTGCAGCTGCGGGATCGCGATACCGTTCGCGCCCGACAGGGCCACCGAAAACTGCGCGAGCAGGGGTACTGCCGCGCTCAGACTGAGTTCGCCGAGCCGGGTGATCATAGGAACACCTTCGGCGAGCCCGTCGAGATCGCACCGTACAGAGGATCGGCCTTTGTCGGAAGCGGCGGTGTCGAGCTGAACGAGATCATATGTGGCACGCCGGCAACAACGGCGGAGTTGGGCGGAGCGGGCACGGCTGGCGGCACCGGCACGAGCGTGACGATCGTCCCGACACCGCCCGATTGCACGAGGTCGCCCTGCCTCGCGGCAGCTTGGGCCGAGTTGCAAAACGCGATCGAAACGGGCACGAACCCCGCGCCGTCCTTGCCGGCGAAGTGCGTCACGATCGGCATGGTGCGGCTGCCTTCGACGAACTCGACGAGCACTTCGGCCCCCGGCTGCAGCTCGGCGTGCGTGCCCGCCATGCCAGGCCACATGCTGATCGGCGCCACGTCGGGCAGGCCCGCGGTTTTGCTCACCGCCTGCAGTTCTACGCGGCCATCGACCGCCATCCCGACCACGCGGTAGCGGTACTTGCCGAACAGGGGCGCATCGGTGGCCCGGCGCGCGATCCCCTGGAGCAGGGCCGCCAGGCGCCCCGGTTCCGCCTCGCTGCCGCCACACCAAGCCGTGACCCGGAACTCGCCGCCGTCAAGGTGCAGCTCGAGGTC